CCTCCTGTTTCAAAAGGTAAGAACCCTCGCAGAATTTCTTTTGCAGCTCGTTTTGCAGGAATGAAGGGACCAATGAAGAAACCTGACGGATCTCCTACTCGTAAGGCACTTGCACTTAAAAAGTGGGGATTTGGTAGTGTAGAATCAGCCCGTAAGTTTGCTGCAAATAATAAAAAAAGTAGTTCAAAAGCATGAAAGATGACTATTTAAATAATCTTACTACAGAGATTATGAAAAAGGCTTATAAACTAGCTGTAGCTAATACAAAAAGTCCAGAAGATACAGTTTATATTGCAAATGCATTTCTCAATACGGCAAAAATGTTATATACTGAAGCATTAGGTGAGCAACTTACAAAAGTACTTCTAACTCAAATTATAGAGTTAGGATTTGAGGACACACCAAGAACATTACATTAAGGAGAAGAGGATGAAAAAGATTGACAAAAAAACACAACCAGGTTTAGTAGCTTTGAAAGAAGAAGCACCAGGTGCTGTTGCTAATATGGGCTACATGAAAAAAGGTGGCCATGCTAAGAAGATGATGGGTGGCGGAATGATGGGATATAAAGATGGCGGAGATGTAAAAGTTGATGAAGTTATTAAAATGCCTGTTGAAATAGAAGTACCAGGAATGATGGGTGGCGGAATGGCTTACAAAGATGGCGGAGATGTCGAAGTTGTAAAACAAGGTCACAAAGGTTACAGTAAAGCAGTAAAGTATAAATAATTTTCAACACTAAGGAGGAAATAATATGAAACTACTTAAAGATGTTTGGGGATGGATAAAAGAATGGAACGATTGGGGCATGTCAGACTGGATTAAAGCTGGTGTGGTTGCTGTAGTTGCTATAATTATTTTATCTAAAGTTGTTAGCTAAATGCTATCCCTTTTATTAAAACCATTGATGGGTGTTGCTAGCAACGCCCTCAGTGGATATATAGAAACTAAAAAAGCTAAGACAGAATTAAAACTTACAACTATAAAAGCAACCCAGAAGTTAAAAGAAGATCAGATAGCAGGTAAAGTCGCTTGGGAAGCCTCAGCAGTAGACCAAATGAAAGGGTCGTGGAAAGACGAGGTAAGTTTAGTAGTCCTACTTTTACCTGCCGTGCTAGTATTCACACCTTGGCAAGAACACATTCATAAAGGCTTTCTCGCCTTACAAGATTTACCATCGTATTATCACAATTTATTATATATTGCAATTTCTGCAAGTTTTGGAATAAAGGGAGCACAAGGGGCTGCAAAACTATTTAAGAAAAAGTAAACAGAAAGGCTAGAATGGATCCTATAGATCTAGTAAAAGAAATAAGAAAAATAATAAGCGAAAAACGGATGGACATCAGTGATGTTATCTTGACAGGTGGAGTGGAAGACTATACTAATTATAGCAACCTAGTTGGTCAATTAAAATCACTAGATTACGTAGAACAAGAAGTGCGAGACTTCTTGCAAAAAAGGAGAATAGATGTCGACCAAGAATAAAAAAGATATACCTGATAGGGTATTGAACTTTGATAAAGTATCAGATCAAATTCAACCAATTGATCCAAATAACCTTCCAGATAAATTAACTGAAAGACTACCTCGACCTACAGGTTGGAGAATTGTAGTTTTGCCTTACCAAGGAACAGATAAAACTAAAGGTGGTATTATTTTAGCTGACTCAACAAAAGAGATGCAACAAGTTACTACAGTATGTGGCTATGTGTTAAGTGTTGGTCCTGACGCTTATAAAGATTTAAACAAATTCACGGAAGGTCCGTGGTGTAAAGAGAAAGACTGGGTTATCTTTGGTAGATATGCAGGTTCTCGCCTTAAAATTGAAGGTGGAGAAATTCGTATTTTAAATGATGACGAAATTTTAGCAACAATCAGTAATCCTGAGGATATACTGCATTTATATTAACATGGAGGAACCATGCCTGAACAACCATTAAACACTACAGAAGAAGCTGTGGTAAACGTTCCTACAGAAGGTGAAAATGTTGACATTGAATTAAAAGAAGATTCAATTAAACCTGGAACACCTGAAGTAGAAATAACAGAAGCACCTAGGGAAGAATTAGAAGAGTATAGTGAAAAAGTTAAAACTAGAATAGCTAAACTTACAGGTAAGCTTCGTGAAACCGAGAGAAGAGAACAAGCTTCTTTCGATTACGCTAAACGTGTAGCAGAAGAGAACAAAAAACTTAAAACACAAAAGGCAAGTATAGATGATAGCTATATTGAAGAATATAAAGCTAGAACCGAAGCTGAAACAGTTAGAGTTAAAAGTGATTTGGCAAGAGCAATTCAAGAAGGGGATATTGATGCACAAGTAAATGCACAAGATTCTCTGTCTAAGTTAGCTGTTGACAATCAAAGAGTTATTGCTACAACAGAAGCTAGAAAAGTTTCTCAAGAGGAGGAAGTACAACAGGAAACACCTGTTCAAACTCCTCCTAAACGAAAAGATCCTAAGGCAGAAGCCTGGGCCGAGAAAAACACTTGGTTTGGACAAGACGAAGCAATGACTTATGCTAGTTTTGGTGTCCATAAAAAAGTGGTTGAAGACGGCTTTGATCCAAACTCAGATGATTATTACTTTGAGATTGATTCTAGGATGAGAAGAGAGTTTCCCCATAAATTTGATGGGGTACAAAACACAGGAGCTACAAAGCCCGTCCAATCTGTAGCATCTGCCGGTCGCTCAACAGCGCAAACATCATCTGGACGCAAAACAGTTAGACTATCTCCGAGCCAAGTCCATATCGCCAAAAGACTTGGGGTACCTCTGGAGGAATACGCTAAATACGTGAAGGAGTAATAGCAATGGAAGATAATAAAACCAAAAAGACCTCACGCACCGAGGATTCTCGTGAAAAAACAAAGAGAACTCAACCCTGGCGCCCACCATCAAGCTTAGAAGCGCCTCAAGCGCCCGAAGGTTTTAAACATAGATGGATTAGAGCAGAAACTCTAGGTGTAGACGACAAAAAGAACATGGCTTCAAGACTCCGAGAGGGTTTTGAACTAGTTCGTGCTGACGAATACCCTGATTTTGCTTCTCCAACTATTGACAACGGGTCACACGCAGGAGTTATAGGTGTAGGTGGATTACTGCTTGCTCGTATACCGATTGAAACAGTTGAAAGCAGATCTCAATATTTTCGTGAAATGACGGAAAATCAAGAGCAATCTGTTGATAACAATCTTTATAAAGAGCAGCATCGAAGTATGCCGATCACTGTCGATAGACAGAGTCGTGTTACTTTTGGTGGTGGTAGAGGAGATAAGAAGTAATTTTTATTATGCCTCCTATCACTATAATTAATAATAACAATAAAAACCTAACTGGTTTTATAGGAGGACTTAACCATGGCAAATAAAGATGCCCCTTTTGGGTTCAGGCCTGCAAAGATGATGGGTGGAGCACCGTTTAATGGTGGCCAAACAAGTTACGGAATCGCAAGTGAGTATGGAACAAGCATATTTACAGGTGACGCAGTTGAATTGCATACTGACGGTACAATAACCGTTGGAGCTGCAGCAGCAACTAACTTAGTTGGCATATTTAACGGATGTTTTTTCACTAACTCTGCAGGGGAACCTACATTCTCAAAACATTGGCCTGCTAGCACAGTAGCAACTGACGCAGTAGCCTTTGTAATCGACAATCCAAACGTAATCTATGAAGCTCAAGAAGATAGCACAAATATTGGAGCCTCATGGCCTGCCAATAGAGGTGCTAACGCTGATCTAGTTTCTACTCACGCAGGTAGCACAACTACAGGTCGTTCAAAGCAAGAGCTAGACTCTAGTTCAATTACTAATGCTACGGCACAGTTTAGAGTTATAGATCAATGTACGGATGAAATAAACAATGACACAGCAAGTGCAAATGGTAATTACCTCGTTAGAATTAACGAAGGTTTATACTATGCTAACACTGCTGGTATCTAATAGGAAGGACTAATAGATGGCTATATCAAGAAGTCAACTTGTTAAAGAGTTGGAACCTGGTCTTAATGCATTATTCGGTCTGGAATATGCAAGATACGATCAAGAATGGAAGCAGATCTTTGATATCGAAAGCTCAGACAGAGCGTTTGAAGAAGAAGTGGAACTTTCAGGATTTGGTAGCGCACCAGTAAAAGCTGAGGGAGCGGGCATCCAATATGATGACGCAACTGAAGCACATACTAGTCGTTACTCACACGAAACAATGGCATTAGCTTTTGCTATAACTGAGGAAGCAGTAGAGGATAACCTTTACGATAGCCTTAGTTCTAGATACACAAAAGCTTTAGCACGTTCAATGGCTAACGCTAAAGAAATTAAGGGTGCAAACGTTCTTAACAGAGCATTTAACTCTTCTTTCACAGGCGGAGACGGTGTTGAACTTTGTTCTACTGCTCACACAACTGTAAGTGGTGGTAACTACGCTAACGAATTAGCAACATCTGCTGATTTGAATGAAACATCATTAGAGCAAGCATTAATTGATATTGCTGGCTTTATTGATAATCGTGGCTTAAAAGTAGCAGTTAAAGCAACTAAGATGATCATTCCTGTGAATCTTCAGTTTGTTGCTGAAAGACTAATGAAGACTGAGCTAAGAACAGGATCAGCAGATAATGATTTAAATGCTATCAGATCAAAGGGAATGATTCCTGGCGGTTATGAAGTTAATCATTATTTAACTGATACTGATGCTTTCTTTATTAAGACAGATGCACCAAACGGTCTAAAGCATTTTAATCGTTCACCGATTAAAACTGCAATGGAAGGTGACTTTGATACTGGTAACGTAAGATACAAAGCTAGAGAGAGATATTCATTTGGATTCTCAGACCCTAGAGGTATTTTCGGCTCACCAGGAGCTTAATAAAACTTATTGAATGGGCGTATTTATTACGCCCATTCTTATTGCATTCTCCCCTATAAAATAGTATATATAAAAGTAATAACAGTTGCACAGACTGCTTAGGCAGACGTTTATAGAGACTGTGTAACAAAGGAGAACTATAATGGCAAATACAACATTTAGCGGACCAATAAGATCAGAAGGAGGCTTTAAAACAATTAATAAAGCTGATTCTACAGGAGCAATTACAGAAACTGGTTTCTCTGTAAACTCAACAGGACAACTTATTTCACTAGGAACCAGAAAAATACAAACATTCGCAATAGATTTATCTGGAACAAATGCAGCAGCAACTACTTATGGTGACAATGATGTTCTAGTAGAAATAGGTGAATTAAATACAGATCATCCAGATGCTTTAGTAACAGCAAGCAAATTCTTTATTCATAAAATAGTTATTGGTATTACAACTGCAGCAGCAACTGATGCTCAATCATTAGGTAACTTACAATTATCTGCAACTTCAGGTACAGCTACTAATACTGCTATATCTTCAGGAACCGAAATTGCAGGAGCAGGTGTTGCATCATTTAATCCAAGAATTTCTGCTACTGATTCAGTAACAGAGGTTGATATTGACCTTGATGCTACTGCTGGTCTTTTTCATGTATTCACACCAAACATTACTGCAGCTATTGCAAGTAAACACTTGTACTTAGGTGCGGGTGCAGCAGCTGATACAGCTTTAACTGCTTTTCGTGGAACACTTGAAATAGAATATTCAGTATATTAATAAATAATTAAGTGGGGCTTCGGCCCCACAGTTCTTGATTAAGGAGGGAACATGGCAGACACAGTAACAGGACCAACAATCCTACAACAAAACGACAATCGAGTCGTAATTAAAATAGTCAATCAATCAGATGGAGCAGGTAGTACAACCGTATTTGGTGATGTATCAGCATTAGACGCTAGACAAGATGGAACTGCAGTAGCACATCTAGGATTACTTAGAGTTTGGTTTTCATGTCAAGGCGGAGATGGAGGAGACTCTTATGCTCGTTTAGATGAAGAAGATGATGATGGAGATATTCCAGTAATAGGTTTAACAGGAACAGGCTATTGGGACTTTAGAGAATTTGGTGGAATTCCTGCTGATAAATCTAATAATACTAATGAAAGTGATGTAAACCTTGTAGTACCAGGTGCAGCTGATGCAGGAAATATGTACACAATAATAGCAGAGTTTCAAAAAATTTATTAATGATATATGGCTACATCAGGCACTAACACATTTAATCTAACTGTTGAAGAGATTATAGAAGAGTCTTACGAAAGATGTGGACTTTCTGTACGTTCTGGTTATGACCTTAAAATGGCTCGAAGATCTATGAATCTTTTGTTTGCTGAATGGGCAAACAGAGGTTTAAATCTTTGGACTATTGAACTCAGAACACAAACCTTAACTTCAGGCACAGTTAGTTATGATTTAGAAACTGATATTGTAGATATCATGTCTGCTGTATTAACAACAGCAACAGATACAACTAATGATACACAATTAGATAGAATTAGTAGGGCTGAATATTTACACATAGCTAAAAAATCAACAGAATCTACACCATCACAATATTATTTGGAAAGATCAATTACTCCAAAATTATTTTTATATCCAACTCCTAATAATTCTCATGTGTTTAAATATTATGCTTTAACAAGAATACAAGATTCAGGTTCATATACAAATAATGCAGAAGTTCCTTTTAGATTTTTACCTTGTTTAGTAGCAGGACTTTCATATTATATTGCTATGAAAAAATCTCCTGAAAGAATACAATTATTAAAACAGGTTTATGAAGATGAATGGCAAAGAGCTTCAGCAGAAGATAGTACAAGAACTTCAGTTAAACTTGTACCAAAAATAGGTGTTATATAATGGCTACTGCAAGTGGTAAATATGCAAAAGCTATTTCTGATAGAAGTGGATTAGAATTTCCTTTAAACGAAATGGTTCAAGAATGGAATGGTTTTATGGTTCATAAAACAGAATTTGAAGCTAGACATCCTCAAGATGAACAATCAACAACGCATAGAGCAGATGCTGAAGCATTAAAAAATGCAAGACCTGATAGAAAAGAACCTGTAGAAGTATTAGTTGGTAATAGAATGTTTTTACAAGACTCTAGTAGTATGCAACCTCCTTCACATGGACATATTAGTATGTCTATAAAAGTTAATAATGTAACTGTGAGTATATCATGACAACATACGCAGAATTAACACAACAAATTTTAGACTATACAGAAGTAAGCACAGATGTTTTATCTTCTACAATAACAGACAAGTTTATAGAGCATGTTGAAAATAGATTATTTAGAGAAGTAGATTTAGATGTTTTTAAATCTAATCAAACTGCTAATTTAATATCAGGTAATTCTTTTTTATCTTTACCAGGTGGTACATCACCCACACCAGAATCTTTAGGAACAATTAGATCTCTTATGATATTTCCTACTACAGGTACTCCAATAAGAGAATTTTTAGAACAAAGAGATGTAAGTTTTATAAGTGAATTTGCTCCTGACAGAACTGCTACAGGAACTCCTTTGTATTGGTCATGGTGGGATCACAACTCTTTAATAGTTGCACCAACACCAGATTCTGCTTATAATGTCGAATTAGCTATAACTAGATTACCTACAAGACTGTCTAGTTCAAATACTACAACATGGCTAAGTAGTAATGCTCCGTCAGCATTACTCTATGGAAGTCTTGCCGAGGCCTTCAAATTCTTGAAGGGACCAGTAGAAATGCTGCAACTATACGAACAATCATATCAAAGGGCTGTCCAAGAGCTAGCAATGGAGCAACAAGGAAGACACCGAAGAGATGAATATATGCACGGGGCTTTAAGAACCCCCATTAAATCAATGAATCCATAAGGAGGATAAACAATGTCGATAACTCAAGCTGTTTGCACAAGTTTTAAACAAGAGTTACTTGTGGGTACACATAATTTTACTGCGACCTCAGGTGATACTTTTAAAATTGCGCTTTATACTAGTGATGCTACTTTAAATGCTACTACAACAGCATTTAGTACAACTAACGAAGTATCTAACTCAGGAACTTATAGTTCTGGAGGAGGCACCTTAACAAGTGTAACCCCAACAACATCAGGAACAACTGCAATTTGTGATTTTGCAGATATATCTTTTACATCTGCTACAATTACTGCAAGAGGTGCTTTAATTTATAATAACTCTGATTCTAATAAAGCTGTAGCTATTTTAGATTTTGGTGGAGACAAGACGTCTACAAGTGGAACATTTACAATTCAGTTTCCAACTGCA